CTGTTACAGCAGGGCGAGCAGCTTCAACTGCGGCAGCCTCAACTGTAGGTGTTGCTTCGACTGCTGGAGTGGTTGATTCTTCCACGGGGGCTGTCTCGCTTTCTGTTGGTTGGTTGGGTTCAACAACTTCATCTGCTGAAGCTGCTATATCGGTGACTGCGGCAGACTTAAATGCTGCTGCTTGTACCAAACTTACTTCGAGTAGGTCAGCACTCGATACATACAACACGCCATTCTTAGGCTTTGCTGCATTGACCATAACTCCTACTGATAGACCAGTACGAAGTTCTTCCGATGCCTCAATAAGCGCATCTGTTCCGCGTGAAGATTTAGAAATCTTAAATGAGGCATAGATTCCATCTTCTGTTTCATTCATGTATTGAGCGCGTCCAATAGGTTGCTTAGGATCGTGCTCTAACAAAAGTTTAATTTTGCTTGCGTCAGGCATGTTAATCGCGCCGCGCTCAAAGACAACTGCTCCTGCCGAGGTAATTCCTACTTCGCCGTCAAAAGGAACTATCTTCCCGGAGATAGTACGCCCTGCTTGGTCGGCTGTAAGTTCTGCTGAAAAGGTTATCATCTCATTCATATATCATCCCATGGCTTCCGTTAGGTGTTAGGTCTGTCATGCCCATTGCTTGCTCTTGTGTAATTAACTGTAGGTCAAGCATCTCGCGAATTATTGCCAGCTCTACAAGTGGGTCTGTGCGTAAATAGTTCTTGTCTATGTCAAACAAGACATAGTTGCCACGCGCTGTAATATCGTCCATAGATAGACGATCCTCTATTGCTGATACAAAAGGCTGCAAAGATAGTGTGAGGAACTGCTTGCGCTCGTCCTGGACGTTTGCGTAGGTCATTGTGGTGTTCTGGTCAGCTGACACATAATATGGCGGCACGTTGCAAAGGCGAGCAATTTCAGTCGCCAGATTTTGTATTGCTTCATTGTACTGCATGTCTTTTGGACTAAAACCTACTGTTTGATAATCAAGAGTAGAAGTTAAATAAGCAGTAGAGCGATTTAGGCGAGCGTTCTTGAACGCTGCTAATAATCCTTGTACTTCAGAAGGTGGAAGGTCAGCCCCGGAATTTTTCAACAGACCAGTAGGCATTGGCGTGGCAGCAGCAATAGAAGCAGCCTTTTGAATGTCAAGAGCTGCGCGGATTGTAGATACGCCGGTGTTTAAGATGCCATCATTGAGTGATTGAAATGTAATGAGCGAGCCAAGCCCGTCCATTGGTACTGTTGTGCCATCAATTGCGTAGGACTTAACAAACACATTATCTCTGTCAAGTGTTGCTGTAACTCTGCTGTTAGCAATCCATTCAAAGCGTGAAGGTCTGCCATCTTCTTGATAGGTCTCTATAACCTGCCAAAAGGCTTGCCCGTAAAATAGTAGCGAATCAACTGTGTAAGCAATAGTTACGGATCGTGGCTGATGATAAGAAGGCTGCTCAAGCCAGAGTGGGCTGCCTAGCATTTCGCCTGTAGATTTCTTGTGCAGCATCAATGGGATTGTGCCGATTGTGCCAGCTAAAAGGTTTCTGCAACGAGCTAGGGCAGGGACGCCAAGTGCCTCGGTGCGACCAACGTAGGCAAACTGAAATGGCATTGCATAGGGAGAATACTCACCTAAAACTTGCGGAGCATATTGCGCTGTTACATCAGCTGTTTTTGTTGCACCTGTAAGGCGCGAAAGGAGACCCATAGACCGCAATTATACACTATATGTAGGTCAATCGGAGTAGATAGCCGCTACCTGTTGTGGTTTAGTTAATTGATGCACAACCATTGCTGTAGAGATTGCACCCGACACATCGCCAGCAGACTTACGTTTTACAATTCTCCAGGATGAGTCATTGGTCTTAGCTGCGCAGTTGTTCATCTGCTGTATCCAGTTCTCTTGGCCGGAATGAACTACGCGATGATTGACAAGCGCATCTAAGAGATCACCACAAGCCTGATAGAAGGCAGCGCCAGAGATATCTAGGCACATCTGACCTGCGTTATTTAGTCGGTCTGCGATTGATTGTGCTGTGTATTTGTCAAAGCATATCTGCCGAGGTCTGTAGTTATCCGCCCAGCCTTTGATATCCGCAGCGATTTTAAGCTCATCCACAGAGACCTGACTCTCCCACGTTTGTAATATCCCCACTCCAATACGACCATCTGGAAGTATCTGGCCAGCAACGAGGCTTGCATTGCGGCGTGACGGGCTAACATCGAAAGCAAAAACAGTATAACCGCCCGGTGGAATCGCAAGGGAAGAATCCGATGTGTCCTCAAGTACTCCATGAGGCCAGGGGCTCGATAAAGAATCAATCCATTGACAGAGCAGCTCAGTTCTAGTGTTTTCAATCGGACTTGTAGCAACAGCTTCTTCAAGTGTCTCCTCGGTAATCAAGAATGATAAGGCTGGATTGCTTTGAGCCCAACCTGATCTGTCAGTTATTTTACAGTATTGGGGAGCAATGACCATCTCAAAGGATTCGTTAAGCAAATTAGGTATGCAAACGGAACTGAATCTATTGAGATGTTGGACGGAAGAAGGCTTGATGTTGTTGCGGCAACTAGAGATGGGTCTCGCGGCAGAACAGCAGACTTCTTATTCATCGACGAGCTTAGAGAAATCTCCGAGGAAGGTTACAGAGCGGCAATCCCTACTACTAGAGCGCGTCCAAATTCTCAGACGCTTCTTACCTCTAATGCAGGAGACGCTTTCTCGGTAGTCCTTAACGGGATGAGAGAAAGGGCGCTAGAGAATCCGCCTACATCGTTTGGCTATTATGAATACTCTGCTCCACAATATTGCAAGATCACCGACCGCCATGGGTGGGCTCAAGCGAACCCTGCACTTGGCTTTACGATAAGCGAGGAAGCACTTGAAGAAGCTGTGGCTACAAGCCCGATTGAAAACACTAGAACTGAGTTGTTATCTCAATGGATTGATTCTCTCTCGTCTCCTTGGGCTCATGGAGTCCTCGAAGATACGTCGGATGCTACCCTCACAATCCCGCCGGGTGGTTATACTGTTTTTGCTTTTGATGTGTCACCATCTCGTCGTAACGCGTCTCTGGTTGCTGGGCAAATACTCCCGGATGGTCGCATCGGAGTCGGGATATTACAAACATGGGAAAGTCAGGTCTCTGTGGATGAGCTTAAAATCGCTGCGGATATCAAAGGCTGGGCGGATAACTACAGACCTCGGCAGATATGCTTCGACAAGTACACAGCCCAATCAATCGCAGACCGATTAAGTCAAGCAGGACAACTCTGCCTGGATATCTCTGGGGCTGCCTTCTATCAGGCTTGCACCGATCTCAATGATGCTCTAAACGCGCACCGGCTCGTACATTCAGGGCAAGAGAATTGGATTCAGCAGATGAATAACTGCGCTGCCAAAACCAATGACAGCAGTTGGAGAATTGTAAAACGTAAGAGCGCCGGAGATGTGTCAGGTGCAATCTCTACGGCAATGGTTGTCCATCAATTAAGCAAACCACAACAGGTAGCGGCAATCTACTCCGAATGACCTACATGTAGTGTATAATTGCGACCTATGGGTCTCTTTTCGCGTAAGTCGCAAGTCATGAAGGCGCAAGAAGCGCCGCAGATAATGAATGATGGTTTTTATACCTTCAATAATTATATCCCGGCAATCGTCTCACGCGAGATGGCTTTAGGCGTCCCTGCAATCAAACGCTGCCGCGATCTAATCTCTGGCACAATTGCCAGCATCCCTTTAGAGTATTACAAGAAATCCACAGGAGAAAAGATTCCTGCTCCTCGATGGGTTGAGCAACCTTCTATTCATCAGCCACGTTATGTCACTATGCACTTCACGCTTGACTCGCTTCTCATGTACGGACAGGCTTTCTGGCAGATTACAGAAGTCTATGCAGAAGATGGTCGCATGGCTCGCGCTAACTGGGTTGCAAATACTCGCGTAAGTTTTTTAACTGATCCTTCAACTAATTTTGTAACACAATATTCCGTCGATGGTAAGCCAGTCCCTATGTCTGGTCTTGGTTCTCTTATTACATTCCAAAAGGATGAAGGCATCCTAGGTATTGGTGCGCAGACAATTAAGGCAGCCCTCGATGCACAACGCGCATCAAGCGTGGCACTTGCTACACCTTCTGCCACAGGATTTCTTAAGAACACCGGCGCAGACCTACCGCCACAAGAAGTCTCTGGACTTCTATCAGCTTGGAAGCGCGCTCGTCAGAATAACGGCACAGCCTATCTAACTTCTACTATTGATTATGAAACAATCGGCTTTAGCCCTAAAGATATGGGCTACAACGATGCAATACAAAACCTAGCAACAGAGTGCGCCCGTCTTTGCTCTGTCGATCCTTACTATGTGTCTGCATCACAAAACACCACAATGACTTATGCAAACGTCCAGGATGAGCGCAAGCAGATGGTGGCTTTAACCTTGCAGACCTACGTTTCTTGCGTGGAAGCGCGGCTGTCAATGGACGATATCTCTACAGCAGGTCATTACGTCAAGTTTGCCCTCGATGACACATTCTTACGCACAGAGCCAATGGAGCGCTTACTTGTTCTAGAAAAGATGCTTAGCCTTGGTCTTATTACTACAGAGCAAGCCATGGAAATGGAAAATTTAAGTCCTAACGGAAGCGAGAACGGAATCTAATGGAAACCCTATACATTGAAGCTGCATCTATTGAGTGCAACGAGGATCGCAGAGAAATCTCCGGCAAGATTGTGCCACTTGGTACTGGCGAGGTCGGTAACACTAACCTTGGCGCTTATACCTTTGAGGCTGGCTCTATTGAGATTGGCGATGTCAGCAAGATTCGCCTGTTGTCGCAGCACGACATGAAGAAACCTATTGGGCGAATGATTGCAGCGGAGACACGCGCAGACGGCATCTATGCCACATTTAAGTTGAGCCGCAGCACCGGCGGTAGTGACGCCCTACTCATGGCGCAAGAAGGCTTAGTATCCGGGCTTTCAATCGGAGCGGAAATCATTTCATCCAAGCCATCACGCGATGGTCACACAGTCGTATCAGCGGCTAAGTTAAAAGAAGTTTCTCTAGTAACAGAACCGGCATTTAAGTCGGCTCAAGTATTAGAGATCGCGGCAGAGGAAATCGTCCCTGTCGAAGAAACCAAAACAGAAAGCGAGACAGTCGTGGAAGATACCACTCCGGTCGAAGCAACACCAGTAGAAGCTGCGGCTGTAGAAGCTGCTCGCCCTACAATTACAGCAATGGCTTACACAAAGCCACGCCTTGATTTCTCTGCTCCTAAGCAGCTAGAAATGACAATCAGAGCATCACTCGGATCAGATGAAGCCCGTGAGTATGTTCGCGCAGCGGCTGATACAACAGACAACGCAGGACTTATCCCAACACGCCAGCTCACAACTGTCATCAACGGACTTGCTAACAACACACGTTCAGCAATCGATGCAATCTCAACTGGCGTATTGCCAGATGCAGGAATGTCGTTTGAGATTCCTAAGATTACAACACTTCCAACAGTTGCAGAAACAGCAGAAGCAGGTACACCTTCTAACACAGACCAGGCGTCATCATTTGTCACAGTATCTGTAAAGAAGTATGCCGGACAACAGCAATTCTCTGTAGAACTCTTTGACCGCTCATCTCCATTATTCATCACAGAATTGATGAACAACATGGCAGCGCAATATGCAGCTGCAACAGACAAGGCTGTTTACACAGCAATTGCATCTGGCGCATCAGCAGACTCAACAACACTAACAACATACCCAACAGCATCAGAATTGCTTGGTTTTGTATCACGCGGTGCAGCATCTGTTTACACAAACACACAGGGCTTTGCTCGCAACATCTTGATGAA